CTTGCCTCTTTGCTTCGTAAGATTTCCCCGTCGGATGAAACTCCAACGGAAACGACAGAAGATCCTGTCAAGAACATTTCCGCTGTTCTTCGCAGTATCAATGCTGATGAAGCACAAAGAGCAAAAGAAAACACGGATGGGTCTGCCGTTCCTGAAGAGGGTTGGTGGGATTATGTACTTAAGCGTATTTCGGGTGAACCATGCACGTACGATTGGAGAACGATTTCTCTAGCCGATATGGGACATCTTGAAGTGTTGCCAGCGTCAAACAAAACGTCAAAACTTAAGATTTACACAAAGTTTAAGAAGTCGGGACAGTTGTTTGAAGAAACAGAGGGTGACGATTTCTTTGATTCTATGACTCCCGAAGATCTTGAAGCCTTGGAAAAAGAATTCCAAAAGATTGAAAAGGAAGTTACTTCCCCCGACTTCAACGAATTCGAGGCACAAGAGGACGAAGAGGATGAAGACATCAATCAGTACCTTGATGCTAACGACAATCCGTTTGCCTCTCTAGAAGACGTTATCGCAAACATTGATCTTACCGACTGTGAAAACACAGATAACACTGATGTAGATCCTAACGATCTTGTAAATGATTGCGAAGACGATCTATTTGCTCTCATGACACCTGAAGAGGAAGATCTTTATAGAACGGCGTTCGATTATGCCAATGCTTGCAACACATTGGATTGCATTGATGACTCTTTGAAGGAAAGTCATACACCTTCTGAATATGTAACACTTATCAAAGAAGAAGTTTGCACTAAGAAGGCAATTAAGTCCATTGAAGACAGTGAACTTTCTGAAGCCGCAAAGGTCAAGACTATGGGTCAGAAGATGCGCGAATGGATTAAGCGCAGAATGATCTTCAAGCGTCTCCGTGGTAAGATCGTTGCTGGAATGAAGCGCTCTCGTAATAAACTCATGACACGTGATAAGATCGTCAAGGCCGCTACAAAACGCGCAATCAACACATTTGTTCAGAAGTTCTCAAAGATGAGCATGGCTGATTACCGTAAGCAAGGCTTCCAATTCCGTGAAAAGATTAAGAAGCGCATCAACAGTCCTGCCGTTAAGCGTAAGATTAAGATTCTTGCAAAGAAACTTATTCGCGTTGTGAGAGAACAGGATAGAGCAAAGAAACTGAACAAAGCCCAAAAACAAGAAGGCTAAACAAAAACCCCAAAGATTTAACTCTTTGGGGTTATTTTTAGAACTTGGTAAGGTTGCCTTTTGACCGTCTGTCAATGGTCATATTCTCGGAAATCTTGCTCATTACCTCTCGGAAACCTTCGTCGGGTTTCTTCATCTTAAGATCCTGAACACCACCGAATCCGACCAATGATGGAACAGAAGAAATATGAGGGTTTTCCTTTAGGTATGCCTCCTTCTCGGAAATGGACATTTTCTTCTCGAAAATTTCCCCCGTATTTTCATTTCTAAAATCGTAAACAGGCATTTTTACTCCGCCTTAGGCTCATCCTTCTTCGTTTCGACCTCTACCTTTTCGACGGGAGTTTCCTTCTCCTTTTCCTTTGCTTCGCTAAGTTGCTTGTTGCCCTGCATAAGAACGGCGTTCACAATATCAAAAGAGTCATACATCGGGAGGGTCTTAATGATGGTGAGAATGTAGTTGAACTCATCCACGGTAAGTTCAATCGCGAGTTTGTCAGTCGGCTTTACTTCGCCAATTCCTTCGATCTGAGACTTGAGATGTCCAAGAATCCCCATAACCTCTGAGAACATAGCAAAACGATTCAACATCGTAATGATAACGTTCCACTGCATAATAACAAGTTCGATCTTAATCTTCATTTAAAGTTTCCTTTATCGATAATGTGGTATTTAAGGCGATTCTTTCGAGAACCGCCTGTAAGATTAATCATGAATGATTTTTAGACCATAAGCGACTGCGGCTTCGTGCTCCAAGCGACAACCACGCGCCTCTTGCCACCCATCCATGAAATACACGCCATCAGCCTTTGAAAGAATCTGAAAACTCGCACCAAGAAACCACAGAGCGGTATTGCCATCAGTCGGAGACTTATCAGTAACAAAAGAATCCATTTCCTCAAGTCCAATCGCCTTAAGTTCTGCTACAACCCTAGCACGTTCGGCATAGATCTGTTCCTGAGACTTTCCCCTCATGGGCTGACTAATAAAAATCTTCATAAATTTCCTCCCTTAAGAAGCCTCATCAACAGTCAGAGCGACTGCATACTTAATCGGGTACTCCGTATTTTCTGCGCTCAGAATACGTCCATTGATAACAGAGCAGTGATACGTCCCAGGAATCATCTCAAGACGCTTATGCGCAACGCTTACATCAAAATCAGCGCCATCGTAATCATGCAGAATGATTTCAAAGGTATTCTTATCACTCTTGCTCTTGTCATACCCAACGAGTTTGACAACACCATTTCCACCAATGAAACGGATTTCCTTCATTGTTCCACTGAGAACACCAACACACCGATTCATACGATTGAACAGTTTTTCGGAAAGAGTGAACTCCGCGTCAGGCTCAGGGAACTTACGAAGTACCTGAACGTCATCAATAATGCCTGGCTCACAATACCAAAAATGCTGAATGCCGTCTTCCTTGTCCTGAGACGAAATGATGACTTCATGTTCCTTGAATTCGAGGTCAGGGTCTTTGAAAAGACCATCAACAACCGTAAGAAACTTCGTCAGATCATAGATCGCAAAATCACAAGGAAGCGTTTCTGCAATCGTAGCAATTGCAAACTGAGTGTTACCCTGATCCTTCGTACGAATGGTATTACCCTTTTCCGTCTTGAAGTTGGGGTTGATCTTGGCGAAATTCTTAAGAACGTTAATAGTTTCAGCCGAAAGTTTCATAAAAATTTTCTCCTTTAGAGATGTGAAAATCAGATTAAATCGGAATCGTTTTCCGTGCTACCACCAGTATAATACATTTTTCGGATTTTGTCAATCTCTTCGTCTGAAAAAAGTTTGACAACCTCTCTAGCCTTCTCATTGCTGTAGTTGTAGTGCTTCATGATGACAGCAACGTTTGGATCTTTGATCTCTTTTCCCCACTTGGTAAACCTCTTTCCCTTATCCACAATGTCAAGATAGAAGAGATAATGGGTTTCCGCAGGGCAATCATTAAGCCATCGATTCGCCTCATTGGCAATCATTATCGTATCATGATAATACGAAAAAGCCTTGTTGACCAAGAAAGCGGAATAGTCTTTCTTGGTGTATCCTTTCGTCTTGAAAAGGTTCTCTTTCGTGGAATTGATAGCGTTAACGAATTCAAAAGGATTAACAGCCATGATTTATTCCTTGAAAGTACACCCTGACATGATCTCCGTCAAATATGCGGCGAGGTTGATTTCCTGATCCGCAACAAAAGCGCTCTTATACTGATACTCAGCCGTTGTCAGAATAAGTTGGGGAACAGACTGAGGAACGAGAAGGTCAAAAGCACGATCATAAAAATGTCTGAACACCTTAGCATAATCGACATTCTTGTTCTCTCCCACCCACAGACGCATATTCTTGAAGTTCTTTTCCTTCAAAGCCTTTTCCAAAGCACTGAAATTGTTTTGCCCAATGCTGACGAAAATACCTTCATCGATCCTACCGCTTGCGGCGTACCTCTGAAGTTCATTGATCACGCGTCTCCAATCAGGGAAATGCTTGCTGATCAACTTAGCGACAACGGTCTTATCATACTCAATGCCTTCATTTTCAAGAATCGTGCAAACGCGCTTAAACATCGCCATGCAAAGACGATTCTTGTTATCCGTTGCTTCTGAGAAGTTAAAGTCAATAACGGTACAACGCGAAACAATAGGAGGGAGCAACTTATTGATGTAGTTGCATGTAAAAATGAACCGAACAGACTTGCTGAACTGTTCAATAAACCCTCGAAGTGCAGGCTGAAGACTCTGTGGATTGGTATAGTCCGCCTCATCAAGAATCACGCACTTCATGTTTCCCGTAAAGGAAACCGTTGTCGCAAAAGCGGTAATCTTATCACGGAGAACATCAATGCCGTTTTCCAAAGAAGCATTAATGAAAAGAGTATCATACCCCAATTCAGACGCAATTGCCCTAGCAGTAGATGTCTTTCCACTCCCTGGAGTAGAACTTGCAAAGATCAAATTTGGGATATCCTTGTTTTCAACAAACGCCTTCAGGATGGTCTTGTTGCGCTCAGGGATAATGCAGTCTTCAATGGTTCTCGGACGGTACTTTTCAACCCAAAGTTTTTCCTCTACAGGCATCAATTTCTCCTTTTCTGTCTTTTTGACCGTCTTGATTGCTCAGGACGGTCTTTTTCTTTAAACCTACTTGTTCTGATAAGAGCCATTATACATGAAAACCGACTCCGCGTCAACACAAATATACTGAGCAATTCGCGAGTGCTTTTCAATTATTGCCTTATTGCAATTAACGCTCATACCACAGACCATAGAACCCTCATAGCCTGAATCGTACAGGGCGCTGTGGACAATCACACCATTTCGGATCAAAGAACTACGAGGAATCGTCCACCCTGCCTCGTTTTCCCCAACCGTGATCTTATGATCCAAAACCACGCGGTAGTAGCCTCTATCCAAGACGTATGCCTCGGTCTTCTTCCCGTCGTTGAAGTCAAGTTCAACCATCTGAGGAAGAACCTCTGTTTCCGCGCAATGCGTCTTGCCGTTTTCACCAATAGCAAAAACGCCATCCTTGCTGTCAATCTTAAAGATCTGCCCCACACGGAGGTCAACTGCATTAGGCTGAATGCACTTCTCATCAAGGTTTGTGATAGAAGTCTGCCCTGTCTCGAAAGGGGTTTCCACAAAACCCAAAACGTCACGTACATGTCGCATCGAAGGAATCATTTTATCTCCTTTTATCCAATTCCCAAAATGTTTTTGTTGATATTAACCATATCCTTCTTCAGATCGGTTTCAGAATCGTTATTATACACGATATAGTCAGCAAAGAAATCATCAATGTCTTGAGATAGATCATAATTGTACGCATCAAACTGCGTTACCGCTCTCTTGACCTTAATGATTTTAGCGCCATTCTTCTGACACCACTTAAGTTCTTCCTTGAAACGAAGATCACTAATGATGATGAGGATGTTTTCGTTCGGATTGTCGTTCTTAATTCGATCAATCTTGTACTCTACATCTTCAATAAACCGCGGGGTTCACTCCCCTGAGTTGAAGACCAAGGTTGCGAATGATATCCTTCCCGTAAACCTCTTTCTTGTTATGAAGAGTGATAATTCCTCTCTTGAAAGCCTCATAATCCCCGTAGGTTTTGAGACCAAAAATTGGCATGGTAATTTCCTTGATTGGGTCTCCAAAGGACAACTTCCTTACCATGATGTTGTTGTTTGCGTTCAATTCAAACAGCGCAGAAGCAACGGTGTCTTTGCCAGACCCCCTTGCTCCACAAATTGCCACAATTTTAATCATTTTTTGTTTACCTATGTTTTGTTCATCGAAAGAAATGCTCCTAAAACATTCCTTAAGACTATTTTAGTAATCAATTATGCTCACCGCGATTTCGAAGTTCGTTGACAATTTTTTCGTGCTCTGCCTTGAACTTAAGGTAAATCTTCTTATGCTTCTTACGTTCATTATAGAAAGTTTCACAAAGCGTCGGAATAATTCCTCGCTTTTCCTTCCTAAACATATATCCTGAAGCCGCAAGACTCACATCTTCTGCCTTGGCATAACTCGTATCAGCCCTCTTATTAACAAGATCATCAATTGATACATTAAGTCTGTATGGCTTTCCAAAAGAATCCGTCCACAGAGTCTCTGGGGAAATGTTGTATTGCATCAGAAGGTGAGGATACAGACTGTTCAAGTCAAACGACTCACAAAATTCATGCTTCCCAACCAACGGAGGCTTCACATAAGCACCCTCAAACTTTCCGTTTTTCTCATGTCTCTTATGGATAGGAATGACAATACCCCGTCTCCACTGATAATTGTAGATAACGAAATCCCACGTCTTGACAGGCATGAAAGCGTCATCGAAATTCTCATGAGCCTTGTAAGCAATAGCAATACACAAGTCAATCAGTTTTCTCTTCTTATCGATCTTGTCAACAAGTTCCACGTCTCGGATGTTATATTCAATGAACGTTTGATGACACATCTGAATGATCTTCTCATTCAGAGCCTCATACTCTTCCCTCTTGGACGGATCGTGCTTAATCTGCGTACGACGATAAGCAAGTTTACGGATTTCGTGCGCATCATCGGACGGCTTGGTCTTCACATCGAACACACCCGTATAGAAGTCCTTAAAAGATCCTCCCGTCGGGTTCTCAACCTTCTTAATCCCTACTTCCTTTTCTGCAATCGCATCGAGTTTATAAGACTCTTCAACGGATGTAGAACCAAACTTCTTATAGAGTTTCAGATAGTCAATGTTGGAAATGCCAACCCAATTGCATTCGAGCACCTCATTCTTGGTCTTCAGATCCTTCTTCTTTGTGATCTTGATTTCCCCAAACGGCGAAAGCCCCTTCATCCAATCATTACCAAGAATCTTCTTAGTTCTATTGGCAAGATAGACATTATCGAACGTTGACGTGTTCCATCCGCTCATAATGTCAGGAGTGTTTTCGTGCCACCACGTAATAAAATTCCTGAGAAGATCTGCCTCATCCTTGCAATGGAAGTACGTCACATCTTCGCGGTTATTCTCAAACGGGAAAACACCCCAAGTGAAAATGTGACTGTCGTTAACATCCTTGACCGTAATCAAAGTAACCTTTTCATTAGCAAGAGACGGATCGGGGAATCCTCCAATGTAATGATATGGATGGTTCTCGTAAGAAGTCCATTCCCCTGTTTCAGGATTCTTTGCTTCCCACTTTTCCCGAGACGGAATTGCCTCAAACTCAGCAATCGTCATCGTCTTGTATTCAACTTCCTGTTCAAAGAAGGCATCATCACGCTTCTTCAGACGAATGTCAACCAAGGTATCATCAGGAACGTTTCTGTGCCCAACCTCGGTTTCAATATCGTAGTTGTAAATCTTCAGTTTACGCAGATCAACATGGACGTTTTCAGGGAAAAACTCGCACATGTACTGTGACTCGTAGATATTGCGAGGCGCAGTATAGACGTTTTCGATATCCCTATAGACCTCACCCTCTTTTCCCTTCGAGATTGAGGTATTTTCCTTCAGGAATGTATTGCAGTCTTTGATGTTGTTAAACGTCAAAGCCGTCATAGGAGAATCGTCAATCATCTCCTTAAACTTGTTAAGGCTGACCGACTTAATCAGCCCCATTTTTTGCCAAGGGCTGTAGTTAAACGTATTCTTAACCCAAACGGTCGGAGAAAAATCAACCTCTTCTGTGACTCTCTCGCCGTTTTCATCAATACCCCTAACGAACAACTTAGAACCCTTGTTATACACAAACGTATAGATCTTAATACTCAAATCACCCTCCATCAATTGTCAAACGCAATCAGAATAACGCTATAGTCCTTATCAACATGACCTTCATCAAAATTCTGCTTACGCTTGAACTCTTCCATCTTCAATGCACACTTTGCATAATTATACACCATCTTAAGAATCTTGTAAACATTCGTCATCTCAAACCGCA